GAGGTCGCGGGTCACTAGCAAAGTCGCACGAGGTGCGCCCGTTTCGGCTTTGATAATCTCGTGCGCTTGTTCTAGCGCCTTTGTGATTGTTGAGAGTGCCTCCGCCTTTGTTGCCTTTGTTGCCTTGCTTGCTTGTGCTTGTGTCATTTTTTTCTCCCGTCTCGTTAAGCCCTTGTGACTTAAGCGATGAGAGAATTGAACCAGACGGGATGCGGAGCGTGTCAAGCATTTCGCCCGCATGAGTTTTGTGATGTTCATCACATCCCGCATGTGTGAGCGTGTCTCAAATAGTGAGACGGCAAGTGAGCGCCCCCGCATGCATGCCCCCCGCCCCCCGCGCTCCTTGTAAGGGGAAATAGTAAAACGCCTTTGAAGTGATAGCCCGCTCCAAATGCTAGTTCTCGCATCGCATCGCATCGGCTTTGCTTTGTTCTTGTAAGTAGATGAGTGATTGCAGGGTCTGCCTGACCCCAGGGTTGTTAAATGCGCTGTATATGTGTATATGTGTATGTACCCACATAACTTTGATAGTCCTCGTTATGGGGCGCTGACCAGCACTTTTACCTTTGGCAAAAAGATTTTAAAAATACTTTGAAAAAAAGTGTCCAATAAAGTGTCTCTGGACACCTATAGTATAGTGAGGGGCGTAAATAATGTAGCCCCTCTGCTTACTAGCAACCAGCCCTAAGGCTGGTACCCTAATAAACGCCCTAACCTACGGCTTCCGCCTTAGGGCTACAGCCTACGGTTAGGAAAGAGAGTTTTGCGAAACGCTCCCAAAAAGTCGCGTTTCTGCTACATGCCTATGGAAAGAAAAAGAACGACTGCCGCATCCCATAAGTCGGATGCCATCAAGAAGCAAGTTATAGATTTTCTTATGCAGGGGTACTCTGTTCAAAAAGCGATGGATGCCGTGGGTCGAAGTGTAAAGACCTACGAGTATTACCGTAAGACAGACCCCTCCTTTGCATTAGGAGTTGACAAGGTACGGTCTATGACCGCCCGTGGAGACATCAATAGTCCCCGTGAGGAAGTGCCTCCTTTTGCGGAGTTTTCTAGCAAGTATCTAGGCACCGATGTCTATCCACATCAACGACATTGGATTGACTTATTGGAATCCCGACCTCCCGTTGATGTGCATCCTTCCATCATCTTTGAGCCTGGGGACCCAGACCTACTGATTGTTAATACCCCACCAGAGCATGCCAAGTCTACGACCATCACGGTCAACTATGCGCTCTACGAGATTTGCCGTAACCCAAACATAAGAATCATCATCGTGTCTAAGACACAGGCTATGGCGCAAAAGTTCCTGCTTTCCATCAAGAACCGTTTAACTCATCCTAAGTACCAAGACCTCCACCTGGCATTTGGTCCACCTGGGGGCTTTGAAAAGAATTCGGATTCGTGGAAGCAGGACTTAATTTACTTGTCCTCCGAGGCAAGAGACTCAGGCGAAAAAGACCCAACAGTTCAGGCTATTGGTGTTCGTGGTCATATCTACGGTGCGCGTGCTGACTTAATCATCATGGATGACTGTGTTGACCATACCAACGCCCATGAGTACGAAAAGCAGATTGACTGGATTCAGTCAGAAGTTATGTCCCGTATTGACCAAGACGGCGGTAAGTTGTTGGTCGTAGGCACTCGCCTTCGCCCAAAGGACTTGTACTCTGAATTACGCGACCCTATGCGTTACCCAGATGAGACTTCCCCCTGGACATACTTTGCACAACCTGCAGTATTAGAATTTGACGAGGACCCTGAGAAATGGGTAACTCTCTGGGCAAAGACCAATATGCCACCTGTCAGTGGTAAAGGTATCCCAGATGAAGATGGTTTGTACGACAAATGGACTGGACCCGCTCTTGCTAAGAAGCGTGGTCGTATGTCGCCCAATCTATGGGCAATGGTTTATCAGCAGCAGCAAGTCCATGAGGACTCTGCCTTCCCTGGCGCTGCAGTAAAGGGTGTCATCAATGGCGCTCGAAACATCGGCATTATCCCTAAGGGTAAGGCTGGTAACAGAACTAACGGTATGGATGGCTTGATTGTTATGGCTGGTCTTGACCCCGCGGGTTCTGGGTTTACTGCAGCAGTATGTATCGGCTTAGACATTTCTACACAGAAGCGATATATCTTGGATGTGTCCAACCAACCAGGCATGAAGCCTGATGGTATTCGTTCCTTGATTAAGGACTGGACAGACAAGTACCGAGTTTCTGAGTGGCGAGTTGAAAAAAATGCTTTTCAAACCATGTTGACTCAGGACCGAGAGGTTCGGGAATACCTCACAAGTAAGGGTGCAACACTTAAAGAACATCATACGGGAAACAACAAATGGGATGCAGACTTTGGTGTTGCATCACTTACTACCCTGTTTCACGATTATGAAAATGGTAACGCCCTAGTTGAATTTCCATCAACGCATCAGTCAGAAGGCTTAAAGGCTTTGATTGAGCAGTTGATTACCTGGTACCCAGATGCGCCTAAGTCACAAAAGACTGACTGCGTAATGGCGTTCTGGTTCGTTGAACTGGCATGCCGAGACAGAATTACATCAACACAGTCGTACTCACGAAGGCACGGCAACTACAGCATATTTCAAACGAAGTATGACCGTCAACAACAGACTTACATAAATCTGGATGAACTAGAGGATATGTACGCATAGAAAAGGAGGTGGATGTGGCTTACTCTATCGAAGATATTAAAGAGAACTATGACCGCTACCGCCGTATTTACGCCGAGCGCGATGCTCGCATGCAGAAGGTCCTACTTGTTCGCAAGGGTTTAATGCGTGATGTCTACCCAGACTTGTTCCCAGACGGTCCTTTCTCGGACCCAATCGTGGCAAACATGGTGGACATTGCAGCCCGTGATACCTCCGAAGTAATCGCTCCACTTCCAGCATTTAACTGCAACTCACCATCTATGGTGTCAGAGACTGCCCGTAAGAAAGCAGACAAGCGTGAAGAAATCGTTAACGCCATTGTTGACTTCTCAGACTTGCAGACCCAGATGTTTAGCGCTGCGGATAGATATGTAACTTACGGTTTTGTTCCAGCACAGATTGAAATTGACTACGATGTAAAGATGCCTCGTATCAACTTCTTCGATTCAACAGGTTGCTACCCAGTAATGGACCGCTTTGGTCGCGTGCTTATGTTCTTCCAGCGCATGCAGAAGCCAACAGCAGAGTTAATGGCTGAGTATCCTGAGATGGCTCATCTTATTTATGACAAAGACAATCCTTCAACGATGTCTGAGATTGTTCGTTACCACGATAAAGACCAGGATGTTTTATTCCTACCTAACCGCCATGATTTAATCCTTGCTCGTAGCAAGAACCCAATCGGCAAAGTTCTTATTCGTGTTGTAGAGCGCCCTTCACTTGATGGCGAAAGCCGTGGGCAGTTTGATGATGTGCTTGCAATTCAAGTTGCAAAGGCACGCTATGCGCTTCTTTCACTTGAAGCAGCAACCAAATCAGTACAAGCCCCAATAGCAATGGGCAGAAATGACCAGGAGTTAGCCCTTGGACCAGATGCAATTATTCGTTCTGAACGCCCTTCCGAAATTCGCCGAATCCCGTTGGAAATACCTCAAGGTGCTTTTGCGCAACAGCAAGTGCTTGAAGGAGAACTGCGCTTAGGCAGCCGTTATCCAGAGTCACGAACAGGTAACATTGATGCTTCAATCGTTACAGGTCGTGGTGTGCAGGCTCTTATGGGTGGATTTGATACCCAAGTCAAGACAGCACACGCAATGTTTGCCCGCGTATTTGTTGACTTAATGGGATTAGCCCTAGAAGTTGACGAAAAAGTATTCGGTGGAGAGATTAAAGACATCAAGGGTAACCGTAATGGTGTTCCTTATGCGATTAAGTACAACCCAGTTAAGGATATTGCTGGCGATTACACCGTAGATGTTCAATATGGTTTGATGGCAGGGCTTGACCCTAACCGCGCACTGGTCTTTGGACTACAGGCACGCGGTGATAAGTTGATTTCACGCGACTTCTTACGCCGTCAGATGCCATTTTCTTTCAATGCTTCACAAGAAGAAGAAAAGGTTGACACTGAGGAACTGCGCGATGCTATGAAGCAAGCGATTGCATCATACGCACAGGCAATTCCTGCACTTGCATCCCAAGGTCAAGACCCTTCTGACATTTTGTATAAACTTTCATCCGTTATTAACGCACGCCAAAAAGGAACTTCAATCGAAGTTGCAGTTTCAGAGGCGTTTGCTCCAGTCGAGCAACCAGCACCAGCAATGCCTGAGCAGATGGGTCCAGAAATGGGCATGCCAGGGCAACCAGGTGAAGGTGGCGGATTACCAGAAGGCTTAAGTGCTACTGGTCGTATGGTTGGTGTGGCACCAGGACAGATTGCCCCAGGTGGTAGACCAGATGTTCAATCATTACTCGCAGGATTAACACAAAGAGGTGAGCCTAATTTACAGGCTTCACTAATCCGCCGTACACCAGCCTAAGGAGGTGAAAGAAATATGAAAATGAAAAAGAAGTCAGTCGCTAATCAAGGTACAGCAGGCAAGGCGTACCAGCAACCAGCCCGTAAGGATGGTGTGCCACGCGCAATGTCAGCAGCAAAGGGTTCAACAGCGTTTGCTAAGCAACCTGGAGGAACTAAGGGTTCAAAGAACAAGTAGTGAACAAGTCGCCAATGTACAGCGACTCTAAATAAGTGGCAGGAACTATCCTGAGCAAGATACCAAACTGCTCATTAAATTTTAATTAGTCGCTCTTATAGCGAAGGGAAATAGAAATGGCAGAACCAGCAGCAACAAACTTTGGAGTATCCGCAACAGGTGGTGCAGGTAGCGCAGGACAACCAGCGCAGTACACCGCAGGTATGGATAATGGTGGCGATTTCTACGAACTTCAAACAGCGGCAAAGATGAATAAGTCAGGCGTTAATCTCAAAGCAGCAAGTTCTAGTATGCGTAGTGCTGCTGATACAGACATTGTTCCGATTGATGCGCCCACACTCTACCCAGAAGAAGGTGTAGATACTGGTGCTGTTATGGGACCAAGTGCTGGCGAAGAAGTAATGGCTGCACCTTCAATGCTTAGAGCGCAGAACGATGAGGATATTGCTAAGTTAACTGCATATCTTCCTGTATATGCTCGCATTGCAGAGTCACCAAATGCCACAAATGCTACTCGTAACTTCTACCGCTACATGCGAAGCAGAGTGCAGGGATAATGGCTTGGTATGATTCCGTAGGGAAGATGGCGAAGTCAGTAGTTGACTTTACTGGTATTCCTGGCTTAATACATGATATTTCAACTGCTGGTTCAAATGATGACCCGTGGTATGTAGATGGTATCAATCTTGTTAAGAATACAGTTAAGGTTACAACGACTCCAGTTCGTGGAGCCGTTAAGGGTCTACTTGAACTAGGCGAAGCATCCTATGAATTGGGTGGCAAAGCACGCCGTCAGGGTGTAGATGTACTTCTTAGCAACCCTTTTATGTACAACAAGTACAAAAACGAGGGTGAATCTTTTTCAGACTACACAGCCCGCGTAGATAGAGAGAAAGAAAACATCTCTTTAGGTCAAGCAACACTTGGCGCTATCTCTCCAGGTAAAAACGCAGGAGATAACAGCGGATGGTTTGCTGACTGGACTGACAATAACTTTAGATTCCTATCATCTGGCTTTGATTTATTCAGCGCAGAAGATAGAGAAGTTGCATTTAATGACCAGTACACAGGTAAGTTCATCTCTGGTATACAGGATGTTGTTGCCTCTACTATCATTGACCCACTGACATTTACAGGTTTCTTGGGCAAGGGCGCAGTAATTGCAGCCAAAGCACCAATGCTTGAGAACATCAATGGTCGTACAGCCCGTGCAGTCTTTGGTAAATTCGCTATGACCAATGACCGTTTGGATGGATTGCTTACTAAAGCCCTTGATGGCAAGGGTGATGCAGTAGCAGATATTAAGTTTCTTGCAGAAAGCGATGCTAAAACACAATACGCTTATTGGAAAAAGAAGAAGGTAACTAACCCAGATGCTATGGCATACATCTTCGGGCGTGCTAATACAGACGAAGAAGTGGTTGATACCTTCCGTGCAGTTATGCTCAAGGATACATCAGCCCTTGCTAAGCGTGCTGAGGCTGACCCAGATGTAGCACTTGCTCTTGATGCAATGCAGGATATTCCACATCCACATCGTCAAGCCCTTGAAGGTAAGTTAGATGGCGACATACTCGTATCTGAACCTTACAACAGCGCACTAGGTAGACATGTTAAGTCACTTGCAGAAGAAGATTTCCGTTATCGCGCTGCCCTTGAGACTGTCTCAACTGGTGGACAACTTAAGTATGGATTTAGTCGTGGACCGTGGGAAGGCAAGTTGGCTGCAAAGTCATCTAAGCAAGCGCGTGAAACATTTGCAGAAGCAGACTCTGCTATCTTTCAAGCATCTTCATTGCACCCGATTGTCAAGGTTGTTAACTACTTTACAAAGGAACTCCCAAGCGGTGTATTCAATGTAAACGATGGCGACTCCTATGTAGAGTTTAATGCTTTCTTGCGTGAGGCTAACCTTCTTTCAAAAGGTAACTTCGGTGCCAAGGGTGCAGCCTATGCAGATGAATATCTTTCAAGTGCTACACCTGGCGAGCGCTTAAATGTTATTAAGCGTGCAGAGCGTGATGCAATGGAAACACTCTTTCCTAATTACGACCAGCAGCAACTAGATAAAATTTATGCAGTCTTTGATGCTCGCCGTGCAACAGCAATTAAGAAGCACAATGACCAAGGCTTTGTTTCCTATATGGAAAACGGTCAGGTAGTTGTTGCTCAGGCTCCAGTGCTACAGCGTGAATCAGCCAACATCGTAGTTATAGCAGACTTACGCAAACTTAAGTACGGTATTGATGCACATGAAATGACACTGCCTGGGCTTCTTGATGGAGTACAGGTTGAAGAAATTGCAATGCGCACAGAGCGTGGCTTGGCAGTTCTTAATACTATTAACGACATCTTTAAGACATCGGTATTGATGCGCCTTGGTTACACCGTTCGTAACCTTACAGAAGCGCAACTATCTATGCTCGCAAAGGGCTTTGCTCTACCAGCAATGGTTGCAGCAGGTGGTAAGGATGGCGTTGCACGCTTCTTCAATAACCGCAAGGTTGGATTCAACCGCCTTATTGACCAGGTAAATGTTATGTCTGGCAAGGTTGATGACATAAAGACTTTGCAATATGAATTTGCTACAGGCATTGACCAACTCCGTGCAGTAGATATGAGCCGTCAGCAACTTGCTAAGGCTATCTCAGTTCGCATTGGTGAGATAGAACGCGATAGATTTAAGTTGCGCCTCACTGGAGATACTGGTCCACTAACCGTAGAAGATGAACTACGCACACTTCGTGGCGCACTTGAGGATTTAGAGTCAGTGACTCTTTACCACGGTAGCCCAGATGATGTATTTAATCTTGACAAGACTCGCTCCCTTGCCCTATCTGCTTCGCCTACGATTGCCAATCGTTACGCATCAGGTGGCATTATCAAGTCAGTTGAACAGTATATCGAGACACCATCGGGTCGCCCTGGTCGCTTAACAGAACAACCACTAAGCAAGGCTGGCACATTAGCCCCACTAGATGAAGTAAAAGAAATTAAACGCTTGAATCCAGAAATGGGTTCAACTACTGGTGTCGGTTTAGTTAAGACAGATTTTGTTAAGAAGTTTATTGAGTTTGACCGCAAAGGTGCTGGCGCTCAACCAATTAGCGCTCAGACTATTGCAAAAATTACAGATGATTTAAAGTCTGGCAAAGGCTTTACTGACCCTTTAATCTTGGCGTACTCTGTTGATGCTCAAGGAAATTTGTCTCTTAAGTTAACAGAAGGAAACCACAGAGTTCAAGCAGCATTAGATGCTGGACTTGATTCCGTTCCAGTTAAAATTGTTCGAGCCTTTGCACGCGAAGAAAACTTAAAACCTACTGGCGCAATTTCAAAAATTAAACCAGATAGAACAGGTTATTTGCCTGGCAATCCAAATCCTCGTGATTTGCTAGAACCAGATGCAATGAAGAATTTAGAGAGAGAACCAAGAGTTCCTTCTCAAAAACGCCAAGATGTACTCAATGAGGCAATGATTCGCCTTCAATCAGACATGATTGATGCTGTTAATAGCGGTGCCTCAGTTGAGGTTAAGCGTGGTGGGAGATGGCAGAAGGTTAAGGCTATTGACTACGACACACTTGTACTCGTCAGCGAGTCAGACGATTTAGAAACAATCTTGTTTAAAGATTGGTCACTGCGCCCTGTCTTTAGAATTAATGCGGTCAAAGGTTCTGTAACCCCAGTGCGTGCCTATGGCAAGCCACTGTACATGACTCAATGGAGCGACATCCCTGTAGAGATTAAGGATGCTGCCTTCGGTGGCAAGCAAAAGGCTTATCGCGCATGGATAACTGGCAAGGGTTGGACAGATGTTAATGACCCAGCAACAAAGGTTATGCAAGATAATGGCTATGGTCGTTTGATTGTTGCAGATGATAAGCGTGCGGGTGGCGTAAGCCACATCGTGCTTCCTGGCTCTATTGGTAAAGAGGGTCGAGAGAACAGCGTTAAGTCTTACCTTTCTAAACTTGATGAAGAAAAGTTGGCAGAAGTTGTTGACGATTTACCAGCAATGGAACAGAAGTTTGCAACTCCTAAAGAACGCCGCATGGCTCGTCACCAGACAGTCAAGCGCCAGCGTATGCAGCGTAGAGACAATGCAGTAAATCCTTACTACACTGCTGAAAACGCAAACGCTATGATTAACAATGGCGTTGAAGATGCTGCTGAGAATCTATCGCGCATCTATGCAATGCAGCACGCACATCTTGATGATATGGCAGACCGCATTGGCGCTCGTATTACTGCAGCCGAAAGCAATGCAATTAAGTCACGACTTGGTTACGGCACAATGAGTGTTGATGCTAATGGTCATGGCTATGATTTGCCTAACGCTTTCGAGGGTGCATCATGGTTCCTTGGTCGTACATCTGCTGAGCAGACATGGAACGCAATGGTATCTGCACAGGAGATGGCGTTCACAACTGGTATCGGTTCACGCACAGTAAGTGCAGTTAAGCCTAATGACCCACGCTATTTTGAGGCTTGGTCAAACATACTTAACATGCACTTCCGTGACCCAGAATCAGGCATCATGGACCCATTGGTTCGTCAGATTCTTGACGGTGCTACCGATACAGATTTGCTTAAGTGGTTCAAGACATTTGATGGCAGCAAGTATGCCAATGATACTTACACCCGCGTTGGTGAAGGCATTGGCTTTACTAAACTGCGCGGTGGAGAACTTGACGAACACCTTGTTGAGAAGATTGCAACTACACGCAACGCGGTTAAGTTGTATATCCCAGATGAGGAAACAGCGCTGTTCCTTTCAGCGGCTACCCCAGAGGGTAGACCAATGACAGGTGGCGAAGTTCAAGATTATCTAATGAATCGCTTTGGTAAGAACCCAGAGAACTTGCCTGAAATCAATGGATTGCTTGTAACAACATCCAAGGAATACACAGACCAAGAGCGCCTCATTGACACCTTTAACCGCCGTGTAATGCGCTTCCTTGGCTCACTGCCAGAAGATGTATTCGCTCGTCATCCATTAACACAGCGTGTATATGAGCGCCGTTTGCGTTTGAACATTGACCAGATGGCTACAGCCAAGGGTGGGGACAGACTAACGGCAGAAGAACTTAGCCGTGCAGTACGCGGTGCAAGAGAAGAAGCACGCCAAGAAGTAGAGCGCACACTCTTTACGATTGTTCGCCGTACTGGTGCATCATCTAGCACGGTAATGTCGCTTATGTTCCCGTTCTATAAGGCTTATGAAAACACCATTAAGCGTTGGGGCGGTATCGTTGCCGAGAACCCCTCTGTCTTAACCAACATCTCACGCACCATTGCTCAGGTAGTTAATGGGCAGTTGGTAGTAGACCAAGATGGTAACCGCATTACAGATGCTGGTGAGATTGGCGTAGGCGGAAACCTAGTTGTTCAGGTTCCACAAGGATTCATTGACTCGTTGCCATCATCATGGAAGCCTGTTGTTGAAAACGCATTTAAAAACATTAACATCCCGCTGCAAAGCCTTGATGTTATTACACAGGGTCAACCTGGCAACCCAGGTGCTGGTCCTTTCATTGTTGCTCCAGCCTATCTAATTGTTAGAGGGCGACCAGAATTAGAGGATGCATTTGCTCCTTTGTTCCCAGTAGGTCAACCACAAAAGGTAACAGACTTATTTACTCCTGCTGTAGTACGCCGTTTAACAACGATGTGGACACAGGATGAACTTTATGTCCGTACATTTAATCAGATGCTTCGTTATGAAACATACAATTACAATGCAGGTAAGCGTGATGAGCCTACATTAGATGAGATTACAGATAAGACAAACAAGTTCTTCTTGCTCCGTGCTTTTACTTCAATCTCTGCACCATTTGCTATCTCACCTGAGATGGACTTCTACCAGCGTGCGTTCCGTCAGTTCCAGGAACAATACGGACCAGGCGAAGCAGAGGCTAAGTTCCTTGAGATGTATCCAGATTACTTCGAGGCTACTGTAAGTCTTTCTAAGAGTCCAGGTGGGCTTGAGGCAAATGTACAGACAGTGCGTAACCTTAAGAAGTATCGCAATCTTATGGCTGAGGCAGAGGCATCTGATAATCCAGAGTTGATTGGTTTCCTTGCCAATGACTTTGATGGTCAGTACACCTTTAGCCAAGCAGCATACCAATGGCAGTACCGCCAAGGTGCATACCCTGGCTCAAAGAATACTTACCGTCAGAATCGCAACCCTGCTGAACTCGTACGCGATGCCAACATTAAGCGTGGCTGGACTGAGTTCGGAAGAATTATGGATGGCATTGATGCCTTCAAGATTCAAAACGGTATTACATCTGACCGCGACCCTAAACTTGCTAACCACTTGGAAGCAAAACGACTATGGGTTCAGGCAACTGCAGAGGTTAACTTCGACTGGTACTCAGAGTACATCTCACCAGATAGAGGCAAGTACGAGCGCCGTGCAAGAGTTCTTGAGACAGCGCTACAAGATAAGGCTTGGATGTCTGCCAATGGTGAACGCCCAGTAGTTAAGTCACTTGCAATCTACCTAGATATTCGCAAGAAGATTGCTGCAATCCTTGACCAGCGTGACCGTTTGGGTGGCTCTGGTTCATTAGAAGCAAAAAGCAATGCAGATATTGCGGATGTATTTGGCGCAATCAAGACACAGTTAGTTGCCGAAAGTCCAGAGTTCGGTGAATTCTTTAATCGTTACTTCCTAAATGATTCGGTGGTGGTTTAATGACAACAGCAGGTAATGATAAGCCAAAGACAAACTCTGGCACCGCTGCTGGTACTGGCGCACCTAAGTCAGCAAACTTTGATGCAATCCTTGCGGGGCTTGCTGCAAGCGGTGGCGCTGCAACCAGCAAAGGACCTGTCTTTACCGAACAAGAAGCATCAGCCTATGTTCAGGCTGTCTACCAACAGTTACTAGGTCGCAATGCCGTAGGCGTTGAGTACCGCAAAGGTGTTAATGCTTTCTTAAGTCAGAGCCAAGATACAAGTGTCACTGGTCGCCAACAGGCTATCGAAGAAATGGTGCAGTCAAGCCCTGAGTTTGTTAAGCGTACAGAAAATACATACCTTGATGCTATCTATAATGAGGTTGCTGCTGATGTTAGGAGAACACGCTAATGGCTGCATCAGAAAAAACTAAAGCCTTAGAAGTTGCTCACAAAAAAGCACTTGAAAATTATTTAGAAATAAAAAACAATAGACCAAAGCCAACATGGTCTATGAACACAAATGATAATACTTCCGAAGAAGCAATCAATAGACTCATTAGACAGGCTCCAGCAGGTAGCGCACAGCGCCAGCAACTAATGGCTGATAAGGCTGCCTACAAAGTAAAACTTGATGCTTGGAAAACCAAGTTTGACGAAGCAACAAAAGTTGAGCGGGCAGCAATCGCTGCGTATGCAGCATCTGTTAAGTTGGACCCGCTTCTCAAGAAGCAACAAGACAATAGAGATACTGGTGTAGTAGATACAAAAACAGATACTCAAATAGATGCCCTTAAGGTAAAGGTTGATGCCGCTCCAGCAGGAGCGGGGGGCATCACTCCACCGCCTGCACCTGGCGCTGGGCTAAAAGATTCTGATAAAGATGGCATCCCAGATAGTATTGATGCTGACCCAAACACTCCTTTAAAGCCTAGTCCTACTCCTAAGCCAAAGCCTAAGCCTGGTGACCAAGGAACCCCTCCTCCGCCTCCAGCAGATGGATTAGATACTAAAACACTTTGGGTGTCATACCTACGCAGTACATTTGCTTCCCTTGAAGATAAGACACAAAAGGCTCAGATTGATAAACTTCTTGACGATGCTAAGAAATTTAAGTATGACGAAAAAACTTTTATGGAGATACTTAAGGGAACAATTTGGTGGCAAACAACATTGCCGTCAATGCGCTCTTTCTTCCTAGAGACAAGCGACCCACGCAATGCATCTACCTTCACCGAGAAGGTCCAGAACAAGATGTCAACTATTGCCGCTAAGTTGGATACCCTCGGTATCTCAGCAATGTCAACTGACCCAGCCACTGGTAAGTTAATTGACAACTCAGAGTTCATCAAAGGTCTTGCTATGCAGACCATCCAGAACAACTGGGATGATGCGCAACTAGAAGATTTTATTGCAACTAAATCAAATGTTATGTTTACAGGCGGCGGAACCCTCGGTTCTACACTTGAAAAGGTTAAGAACCAGGCATACATGTATGGCATTAAAATTGATGCTGCTCTTGAGAAGGAAATTAACTTTTCACTTCTTGACCCTAACGATGGTAGAGATGCTAACTATTGGCTCTACTCTGTTAAGCAGCAGGCAATGGATAGTCCAACATATAAGCCGTTCGCCGAATCTCTTAAGGCTGGGCGTAGCCTATATGAAGTAACTAATAACTACCGCCAACAGATGGCTAACTTGCTTGAGGTTGACTCAACAGCAATCACATGGGATGACCTCATGGGTAAAGTTGTTGACAATACAACTGGCAATGCACGCACTTTTGCTGACTTCACTAAGCAAGTTAAGCAAGACAAACTATGGCAGTATACAAAAAATGCAAAGGAAACATATAGCAATATGGCTCTTGACCTTGCACGAACATTTGGGTTCAGCGGATAATGGCGGATTCAAGAGAAGCATTAAGAAAACTTCAAAGCGGTCAAACGCTTACAAATGCAGAACGCAAAGTTCTTGGTTTGGCACCTGCTGTAGCACCTGTTGCAGCGGCTGCCACAACCCCAAGGGCTGCTGACCCTGCCAATCAAGCAATGCTTGATAAGGCTCTTGCTCTTAAGACTAAACTAGAAGCACAAGTTGCCGCGTTAGAAAAAAGTCAAGCAGATGCTGCAACTCAAGCAGCAGCAGACAAAGCCGCTGCAACAAAAGAAGCAGCAGCAGAGCGTTTAGCAGCCATTAGAAATGAACGCATACTTACACAGTCTGGTAATAATCCAAACAACCCTATGCCTTCTGAACCTCCTGCAGCGGGCATGAAGTGGGCTAACTATGGTGGCGTGTGGAAGCAATATATTTTACAACCTGGCGACCCAGGATATGTAGCCGCTGGCGGCGGAGGCGGCGGAGGCGGCGGAGGCGGCGGCGGTGGTGGAAACACTGCTACTGGAGCCTTTACATGGACTAATCCAGACACTGGAGAAATTAAGACATTTAATTCTGCAGCAGAACTGAACGCTTTTGTTACAACTTGGTCCACAAAGAAGTCATCTGATTCATCCACTGCAGCAGCCGCTGCAGCAGCAAAGGCTAAGGCTGATATAGAGGCACAAGCAAAAAGAACTGCGCAACAGGACTTTAAAGCCGCTCTTACTGAAATGGGTCTTGCTGATTTAGCAGATACAGTTGACGAGATGATTCGCCAAGACTTTACTGCATCACAAATTAAACTTGAACTACCTAAGCAACCAGCATATAGATTGCGCTTTCCTGGTATGCAGGCTTTGCGAGATGCTGGTCAGGCTATCAATGAGGCTACATATATTTCAATGGAAAGAGGCTACCTTCAAACTTTAGGAGCCTTCGGTTTAGATGCTGGAGTATTTGGTACCCGCGCTGAACTAGGTAAATACATTGCCAATATGGTTTCGCCACGCGAATTTGAGGAGCGAGTAAATATCGCTAAGACTCGCGTTGCAGATAACTCAGATGTAGTTAAGCAACTCAAGGGTTATTACCCAGAGATTGACGACTCAGCCGTTGTTTCATATTTGCTCAATCCTACAAAGGGTATGGACATCATCAAGAAGCAGGTTCGTGCTGCTGAGATTGGTGCTGCTGCTACTTATGCTGGGTTCTCTGACCTTGGTGGTAAGGGTGCAGTAGGCATGGGTTATGCCGAGTCACTCATCGGAGCCACTGGTACTGCAGATTTGGCAGCGCTTAAGAAAGACTTTGGGCAGGCTAAGACTCTTGCTCGTACACAGTCACGCCTTGCAGGTCTTGAAAGCCAGGCTTACAACGAAACAGAAGCAGTCAACGCAGCCATTGCTCAAGAGCAGGCTTCAATCCTTGCTTCACAACGCAGAGCCGAAAGAGAAACGAAGTTTCGTTTCGGTGGCACAAGCGGCGTAGGTGCTACTTCACTAAGAAGTACCACTAACCAATAAATAGAATCCTGAACGGACCCACCAGCCCCGTCAGCGTAATAGTCTGGTAGCAATAGCCGACATGGTTTCCCCGAACCGTGTTTGTGGATTGCGAATACAACTAACAAGGGAGATAGGTAGATGGCTACCAATTACGAATACGATGACGAAGATGACTTCGCCGAAGAAGGTGGAGATGTCGTTAAGCAACTACGGAAAGTAAACCGTACGCTCGAAAAGCGTTTAAAGGAACTTGAGGCAGAGGCTAACGGTCTGAAAATTCAGACTCGTCAGCGTACAGTCAAGGATGTACTGACAGCAAAGGGTATCAACCCAAAAATCGCAGCATTTATCCCACAAGATATTGAGGGAGAAGAAGCAATCTCAGGATGGCTTAATGAATACGGCGATGTCTTTGGAGTTACCCCGCCAGAAGAAGCAAAACAAGACAGCGAAGATGTATCTGCTGCAAAGAGAATCGCCAACACAATCAACAGCGCAGCAGCGCCAACGATTGATGAAGATGCATTAGCAAAGATTCTATCCGCAGAAGGTCCCGCTGCATTGAACGCCATCCTTGGTATTAAATAACTTACAAACTACCAATCACCTTAGGAGGTGAACTAAATGGCATATACAGACACAACAGCAATCGCTGGTCTTATCAAGACAGCGTATGACCGCTATGTTGAGTTCGCTCTGCGCAGCCAGCCAATGATTCGTTCAGTGGCAGACAAGCGCCCAGCACAGCAAGCCATGCCAGGTTCAACCGTTGTATTCTCACTCTACAACGACTTGGCGGCTGCTACTTCAACACTCGGAGAAACAACAGATGTCACAGCAGTGGCATTACCAGATGTATCAACCGTTTCTGTCACACTAGAAGAAAAGGGTAACGGCGCACTTGTTACACGCAAGTTGCAGTTGTTCTCACTTTCAGATGTTGACCCAGCAGTTGCAGACATCATTGCCTATAACATGGCAGACTCGATTGACCAGATTGCAATGAACGCACTTAACGGTGGAACTTATGTTCAGTATGGTGGAGCAACAGCAACATCAACAGCAACAGTCACAGCAGCATCAACTATTGATTCTGCAGACATCCGCAAGATTGTCGCAAAGTTGCGTACACGCAAGGCTGTACCACGCGAGGGTAACCTCTACTGGACAGGCATCCACCCAGAAGTTTCACACGACCTTCGTGCAGAAGTTGGAAATGTTGGATGGCGCGATATTCACCAGATGACAGATTCAGGTCAGGGTAACCTCTGGGCTGGAACTATCGGTACATACGAAGGTGCTTTCTTTGTTGAAACAAACCGTATGGCATCTGCTAAGTCAGGCGCAAACCAGTCCACTCTTGCCACAACAGCAGTAACTGTTGCAGGTACTTCAGCAGGCTTCACCTTCGGTGTTGCTTCGTCTGCAGTTATCGCAACTCGCGCTGAGGTTGGCGACAAGGTTAACGGAACTGGTATTGCAACAGATGCTCGAATCTCTGCAATCACAACATCAGGTTCTACAACAACATTTACTGTTGCCACAGCACACACTGCTGCAGTAACAGCAACAACTGTTGTTACAGTAACTCCAGTAACCCGCGTTTACAGCACAATCTTGTGCGGTAAGCAGGCACTTGCAGAGGCTGTAGCAGTTGAGCCAAATGTTGTTATCGGACCAGTCACCGATTCACTCATGCGTTTCCGACCAATCGGTTGGTACGGCGTACTTGGATTCTCTCGCTACCGCGAAGAATCTCTATACCGAATTGAATCAGGTTCTTCAATCGCAGCATTGTAGTTGCAACGGGGGGCAGGGCTTCGGCTCTGCTCCCCTCTAACTAAGGACATAACATGTATAGATTTACAACACCGACAGTTGAAGAAACACCAGCAGGTGGTGGTCCTTTGTTTTCTCGTATGACATTACATCAAGGCATTTCAGTTCTCCGTACGCAGGGCGTGTATTCCTCCTACAGATACCCATCGCTTACGGAAGTATTAGCAGCAGAAGAAGTTTATTTAGGCGGGCATATCTACGAAGTAGATGATGAAGCCGCAGTCCGTTTAACCTCAGCAGGTTACGGGGAGTTTCTGGAGGCAATTTAATGGCATGTAGAACAGGCTGTCCAACGCAAGACCACGCTAATTGGGGCGAGTGTCTGCGAGCATCGAACCTAGAGTTCGGGACAGGTGATGCAAACTCCTCAGCGAGTATGCCTAAGAAAAAATTTGAAGCAGAACTGCAAGCGTATAGAGATGCTAGAAAGCAAGGCATCCAGCCAACTGGTACATCCATGGCAAAGATACAGAAAGCAGTAGACCTTTCCAACAAGGTGGGCAAAGCCTTTGATGGGAATACAAACTCATTTAAAAACTAAGGGAGGAAACCATGGCACCAAAGAAGAAGCCTGTCGTAAGACAGAAAAAAGTTATAGACCTAGATACTTATAGCGCTCTTGATGCCTATGCGATTACCCTTAACGAGTATTTCAAGTCATTAAGAAAAGCAGGATTCTCAGAGACTCATGCCTTCTGGCTTATGTCAGATAAAGAGTCTTACCCAGATTGGATTCTTCCAATCAAGCCGTTAGAAAAAATAGCAGGCAATGACTACGAAGATGATGAAGATGACGACTAACAACCAACAACTAATAAGGGGAAAACAATGCCAATGGTAAATGGAAAGAAATTCTCATACGACAAAGCAGGCAAGATGGCAGCCATGAAGGAAGCCAAGGCAACTGGTAAGCCAATGAAGATGGTTAAGAAGGCTGCTAAGAAGGCTACAAAGAAGAAGTAATTATGGCATCAGACCCAAGACTAAAGCGAGCAGGAGTATCAGGGTTTAATAAACCAAAGCGTACGCCTAGCCATCCAACAAAGTCACATGTAGTTGTGGCTAAGTCAGGTGAACAGGTTAAGACTATTCGCTTTGGTCAACAGGGTGTCAGTGGCGATAAAAAGCCAACGGCTCGACAGGCATCATTTAAGGCACGCCATGCGAAGAACATTGCCAAAGGCAAAATGAGCGCAGCGTATTGGGCAGATAAGGTGAAATGGTAATGAAGAAAAAAGCATTTTGGGATAAACCAAACCCTAACAAGAAGTCAACTCCATTGACCCCAGCACAAAAGGCTAAGGCTAAGGCTGCCGCAAAGAAGGCGGGCAGACCATATCCCAACCTTGTGGATAACGCAGCAGCACGGAGAAAGGCTAAGTAATGGCAACAGGAGCAGCAGGAAGCACGCTAGTCGGTGAACTCAACCGTCTGGCTGGAGTCACAGACAAGGCAGCCTTTAAGGGGCTTCTGGGGGCTGCTAACGCCTACGCAGGAACAACTGGCAAAGGGTTACTAGGGGCTTTGAATTACAAAGCAAGCAGCACTCGTACCCCAAATGACTTCAAGGGTTTGACCGCAGTATGTAACGAACTGGCTGGAACCACAGGCAAGTCTGCCGTGGATGCCCTAAGGAGTATTGACCTATGAGTACATTTAATGATTTGGCTGAGCGTGTAGACACGCTACTCCATGGATACTCCATTGCTACAGAGGCAAGCACATGGCTTACCACCTCTGCTACTAGCACCTCGACAACTCTTACGCTTCACGAAACAGGAATCCTTGGTCGTGGGTATATCCAGATTGACGATGAAATTCTTTATGTTCACTCTATTGACCCAGCCAACAGCCAGGTAACTATTGCCCCTTGGGGTAGAGGACAGCGTGGCACTACTAAGGCAGCACACGATGCCAACGCAAGAGTAACTGTTGCTCCGTTATTTCCGCGCAATGAGATTAAGCGTGCTATTAACGACACAATCAATGCAATGTATCCAAGTGTATTTGGTGTAGGGCAGACAGAATTTGCTTATGTCGCTAACCGCACAACATACGATTTGCCAGATGCAGCAGAGCAGATTCTTAATATCACACACGAAACAATCGG